TGACAATAAATTCAATCATCATAAATTCAGGCATCGACTTCTCCCTTCATTTCTTAAAGAAAAACCATGCAGCCCACGAAGGGATCTCTGTAATGGGCTTGCCGCCATAAGTAATCAGCACATACAGCCAAGAACCGATTACCGCAATAATAAAAAGCAACATCAGCACTATTAACAATTTATCCTTCATCAGCTTCTCCTTCCCACGGCTCCGGCAAGGGCATCCAGGCGGTTACATTGCTCATGCTCCCAGATCCATGCCAGAAGCCATCCGCATAGTATGCTCTGTTCACATTAGGATCTCCCTTCTTCGGCTGTGCAGTTACCAGCACCATTTCTCCCTCTTCCGGAAGTTCATTCTCCACGGGAATCCACTTCGGCTCAGCCTCAGCCTTGCCCCGCTCGTAAGCATTTCGCCACAGCCTGTCGGAGTAATCAGAGAGGTCGATGTCTGCGGACGGCACCCTGTCCAATGCCTCTCGCAAGGCTTTGTGCTGCCACTCGGTCTTGTGGTGGTAGTATTCCGACAAGACGGTATACGCATCCTTACGCCGGATAAGGTCATCCATGCTATCGTGCATCTTTCTGGGATTGTAATTACTGTTTTTTGATTTCATGTTTCTCCTCCCCTCTTGAACAATAGTCTTCCAGAGTGACTAATCTTGCAGGGCTTCCGAATCCGTTGCACCAGTGCTCATGTTCATCTCCATCAAGACACCATTTACAAACACAGCATCTCACGACCTCGACAAGCGTCCCACCCTCAACAATTGCTTTAATGCACGCATCAACAAGTTCTTCAGCCTTAACCTGGACTGTCACAGTTATGTCTTTGGCGTCACTCATTCCTTCTTCCTCCTCTTATCCACCAGCACTTCCATGTGCGGGTACTTCTGCTGATACCTCTCAAACGTCTTATCATCCACCCACTCTGTCACCCACATGCATGCTCTAGATCCGTAATGCTGAGGTCTGCACACCTTCACGACCTTCGGCATGGCGGGTCGCTTACGCATGCCCATCGCCTCCAGTTCGGCTTCGGTCGGCCGGATCCACTTCCCGAAGTGGTCATGCACCGTGCCCTGTTCACCACCCCTAGGCATTAGCGTTCCTCCGATCCAGGTCGTTAGCGAAGGCCGTGCACATGTCCATGATCAGCTGGTTCTCTCCGGAGTCCTCCCAGATCGCACGCAGCTCTTCCATCACGGCATCGAAATCGCCGGCAGCCATCTCCAACTTCAGATACTTCATGTAAGTCTGCCAGAGCTGCATCATCCATTTTGACAAGTTCTCAACTTCATTCTTCGTCATCCCAATTAACTCCCTCAAACGGATTCGGCACTTCTCCGATCTCCGTAAATTCCTGCTCCCAGCCGAGAGGCCAGTCGAACCGCTGCGTATCGCTTGTTCTTCTGGATCCTTCGTCATACCAGATAGGGATCGGGCTTCCCAGTTTTCCGGTCAGGCGGTTCTTCAGTACTGTTAATTCTCTCGGCCAGGTCGCCTCCTTATCCTTCGGTTTTCCGAACATCAGGACCACATCAGCCAGGTTCGTAATATTACCGCTTCCGGACACATCGTCAGCCGTTCTCATTGTGCCCTGGTTCTTACGCTGATGGGCGATCAGAACGATCAGCACATCTCTGGCCTTGGCGATCCGTGACAGCTGCTTCACGAACTTGGTCTGTGCCCGATAAAGGTCGTACCTGGGATCATCGTCCATAGCCGTCATAAGGTTGTCGATCACGATCATCCGGAAGCCCTCTGCTGTGGCCTCTTTGATCAGGTCGATGATCTCTTCGTCCTCTTCTTCGCTGTCCAGATCCTCCAGCTGTTTGTTCTGAAAGATGTATAGGTTTTCTGAGTACCAGTCCCCGATCTTGTCACGGATGCCTTCTTCAATCGTGTAATCTGCGTCTCCGAAGCTGTTCCGATGCTCGATCATGTGAGCCGGTCCCGCTGCCTGACAGTCGATCCAATCTCTGAGCGTCCCGTCTGGCAGCTCCCCTGAGTAAATAAATGTTTTTACTTCGCTGTTGACGGCCATAAGGGCCAGCTGGTTGCTGACGGTGCTCTTCCCTTCTCCACGTTCTCCGGTAAGGATTACAAGCTGTCCGAAGTACATGCCTCCCAGGATCCTGTCGAGCGACTCAATGCCAGTCTTAAAGCTCTCCATCTCTGTGATCGGTCTTGGCCGGATCTCTGACAGCTTCACGAACTTCTCATTAACTATCTGGGCCGCATCGTCTATGCATTTCCGGATCTGCTCAGGACCGTACTTCCGCAGGATGTCGTTAGCGTCCTTACAGTCCTTATAATTCTCCGGCTTTACGTGCAGGATCTTGCCAAAAAAGAAATGCCGCTGCATCTCTCTGAGAAGAGTGATGTGCCCTTTTTCATAATCTCCGAAGACGATAAGGCTCTTAAACTGCCTCATGAAGTCCCAGCAGTAAGGCACCCAGGTGAAACCGTTTGCCCCTGTCGGGACGGAGACAACATTCTGATATCCAGCCTCTGCAACTGCTAATGTGTCAAGTTGGCCTTCCGTCATGATCAGCGTGTCGCTGGCTGCCGGATCACAATGGTTCATTCCGAACAGGATCGGCTTACAGCTCAGGTCGTTCTTCTTGTCCCGGAGGCTCCATTCCTTATCCAGGCCGTTTTCTTTCGTTGCCAGGGTGTTCCGGTATTTGACCAGTTGCAGGACATTGTTCTCATCATAAAACGGGAAGATGAGCAGTTCCGGCCTTTGCTTATCTGTCGTAATCTCGTACTTCCGAGCAGTAGCTTCTGAGATCCCTCTGCTCCGCAGGTATTCGATCGCCGGTTCTGTGGTCTGAGGCCGGTCCTTCTGCGGAAGCCTGGCGTAGCGTTTCCGAGCGTTGTAATACTCGTCTGCGTAGCCGGGAAGCTCGAAGCCGAAATACTTGCTCAGGGTGATCATGTTCCCATGTGCTCCGCAGGTGGCCCGGAAGCAGTTATACTGACCGGTCTTCAGATTGATGGCGAACTTGTTCTTATCATTAGAATGCTCTCCACAGAACGGGCAGCGATGGAATACAAGCTCGTCTCCTGTTCGCCTTGTCTTAATATGAACGAAGTCAGCGAACCTTATCGCATCATCCGGGTTAAACTCATAAAATGCCATTGTTTCTTAACTCCTCCCCGGTCATCCATCCGCCATCATCGGAGGACTGGTCCCCGTCAGGAGGGACCATGTCCGTAGATGTATCAATGTTAATGTTACCGTTACCATTTACATTAACGTTACCATTAACATTGGTTGAAGTATGCTTTAAGCACTCCTCATTTTCCTGGTCTTTTTTATTTTTGCCTCTCGCCTGGCCTCCTTTCCTTCCGGCAGCTCTCTTGTTTTCATTCGCAGTAAACAGTTCTTCTGCATAACGATATGCCTCTTCTAACCTTCCGTCCCAGTAGGTGTCCTTACTTAATTTCGGAAACGGCTTCCCGTATAACCCCCGGTTTATTAAGGCCTTGTGGAATTCATGTTTAGCTTTAAGTGTCGGCAGGGAATCGTATAATTCTTCGAACGATTTGTAATAAACACATGTTTTCCCGTCAGCCATCTATTTCACCTCTTTCCAGCCGTTCCTTAAGGTCACGCATGAGCACCTCTCGGATCAGGTTTCCGGAGTTCTTCTTTGAACAGAACAGGACCTGAGCATTGTATCGAATCATCCAGGCTGTAAGTGAGGCCAGGAAGGCGTTCGGGTGAACTCTTATCTGATACATCCCGTGGAAGATATCCTCCCAGCTTCCACCCTCGACCAGAAGGTAGATCCGGCAGCCATTGTCGTAGGCCTTTTTGAATTCACGCTCGAACCTCTTCCGGGATCTGGTGAAGCACTGGGCCAGTTCGTCCAGATCCATCTTCCGTTCGATCACGCAGAATTTCGGCTCGATCGTGCCTTCTTCCGGATATACCGGGCTTCCGTCCGGCAGAGTTGCGTTGTATGTGTAATCACCATATTTCAGCGTTCTCCGCCGAACCGGTCTCCCGATCTGCTCATATCGTGCCCGTGCCCTTTCTGTGTCCTGTTCTCTGGTGTCTACCAGAACCTCCATGCTATTCAGAACGGCTTTGACTTCAAACGGATCCATTACCAGGGTAACTCTACAGAGTCACTCGCAGGGAGCTGCATGAAGTCGGAGGATTCTGTTACGGTCTGGGGCTGTGTTGCCAGGATCTTGTCTTTCGGAAGTTTGTAGTTCCCGGCCTGGATCTTGGAGACCGCACACAGCTGGGCCAGATTTGTGGCTTCCCGGACCTCTCCGTTGACTTCGTATTGCCGGATATTGAACAGGCCGCCGATCAGCTTGCCTTTCCACTTGGTTTCATCCCAGTCCCAGTGATAGCCTTCGTTGGAGTCTTCCAGGGCTTCTGTCACGGTCTTAAAACGCCGCTTTGTCCAGGTGTCCTTTTCGGAGCCATCGTCCTTCGGTTCGTTCAGAAGGTAATTGCAGTGCCATTTCTTATCTTCACGATCCTGGTTCTTGTAGTCCTCCATGAAGAAGTCCTTGTATTCGCCTTCTTCGATGTCGCAGGAGATCTGAATATACTTGCCGTTGCTATTCTTCTTCTCTTCTGCGTTCATGATCCGTAGGATGTACCCGCCCTTCGGAAGCTGGCGGATGTCTCCGTAACTCTTGGTTTCGTTGTAACCGTTAAACTGTTTCAATCTTTTTCCTCCTTTACGGCGTTTCGCCGTGTTCAAATCTTGCCTGGCGGGCTTTGTCGTATGCTCTTTCGACCTCGTCTACGTTCCAGATATAATTACTATCATCTCCCCACAGGAAGAACTTTCCTTTATAAGCAGCCGGATAAGCTGCATAATAATCTCCGTCTATCAGCATGTAATTAAACATACAGGCATGTGATGTGGACCAGTTTTTTTGTGGCTGTATATATGCTTTTAGTTCGGCACTATCATAAGAATGCCCTCTGGATGGTATGTTCCCTACAATTAATACCGGGTTATCGACTAAGAAGGCACTTTCTCCCCAGAATTGCTCACCATCAATAAAGGTCTCTTCACGCTCAAAGCGTAATCCGGAAAACTCTACGATGCGTTCTGCATCATCGAAAGAAAGCTCCCCTTTTACTTCTATCCACAGGTCAAATGGTTCGTTAAAAAGATTGCCACGCTCCCCCCAGCATTTCACCCGGAAATCAGGCAGATACATCTGTCCATTTGGGAGCCAGAACCCTTCCGGCTCGTATTCATATGAAACACCAAGAGCATCAAAGAACACCGCCCACCTTGCCTCTAACCGACTCCGGAAATGATAGCCGTTGTAATAAGTCTGGATCGGCTTTATCATTAACGGATCCTCACCCCCTCCGTCTGCTCCAGGTGGGCGATGCCTTCCCAGAGCGGAGACTCAGCATCATCTTTCAGAGCATTCCGGATGGCCATGGTGTCCACCTTCGGGTCCTGTTCGATCAGATATTCCGGATAGATCCGGGACGGGTCATCAATGACCACCTTCGGAGGATTCTTCTGGATGCCGAAGCTGAAGAGCTCCGTTTTGAACTTGGTCTTTCCCGTCAGAATCATGGTCGTTTTAAGGGATTCCTTCATGCGGTCAACATTCCGCTCGATCGTTCTCTTCCGTGCCGTTAAACGGTCAATTTCGGCCTTCAGAGCGGTAGCATCTGCATTAAGCTGGGCGATCACCTTGGCATATCCGTCAGCCTTGTCTTCGATATCCATCCCAAGGGCTTCCAGCGAATCAGCCAGGGCTTCTTCGGGAATATCAGGGTCTTCTGCGAGTTCCAGAAGCTGCTGGTATTCAGCAGTCAGTTCGTATAAGGTCATTTATCCACCTCCTCATCAAGTCCGTAGTACTCACGGATCCTGTTATTAACAAAGTTCAGATCATTAGGAATCTTCAGTTCGAACATCCCCTCCGGGCTCTTGGCAGTGTTGGATCCGTCTGACTGAGTCATGAAATAGTGAGTTTGCCCGTCCGTCTGAGCCAGCAGAACCACATCCACGCAGCCTTCCAGGGTTAAGTAGTTGTCGAGCATCTGCCCTACCGTCTTCGCCTTGATCCGCCCGTCAGAAGTGATCTGCGTATGGTGGAGGAAATAGACCACCACATCATCCGGCACCTGGTAGGCGATGTATTCGAGCAGATCTGAGAAGTTCTTCCCGATTGAGGTGTACTTCTGATACCCGGAATCGTTTGCCTTGCGGAAGTACTCGTTAACCATCAAATACTGGCTGTCATCGACCACGTAAGTCTTCATAGTAGGATTCTTAAGAACCTTATAGATGACCTCGTAAGAGGCCTTTTTTGCGATCTTAAAGGACTTCCCCTCCGGGAAGGGGAGCGTGCCCTTACGGACGGAAAACACTCCTACCTTCTCCGGATCCATGTGCTTCAGAGAGTAAGTCTTGCCGGAGCCGGACTCGCCGAGCACTAATACAGCAATTCCCATCACTTCACCTCCCATAATTCCGGGAACATAATCCTAAACACGTTGTAGTCCACCGGGATGTCATCGAATTCGTCCCCTCTGACACCTACAAAGATGACCGGGCCGACATAGTCAACTCCGTCCACTGTGCAACAATGCTCCATGTCCATCAGACGGCCTTCTTCGTTACAGATCACCACGAGCCCCGGAGATGTGCATTCCCCATTCTCATCCAGCGTCTGTGGGCAGATCGTCACGGTCTCAATGTAGCCCCCGACAAGTGTCTGAAGATTCTCCAGGCTGTCGGAGATCCATGTGGAGTAGGGCTTCCAATCAGGTCTCTTTATGATTGCTTTAATTTTTCTCACGGCCTACCCCCTCTGCAAAGTCTTTAGCATCCTTAAGCGTTCGGAATGCCTTCTCGTGTTCCTTGCCGTTAGCGATCAGGTGGTAAGATGTGAAATCCCACGTTCCTGATCCATACCCCCCAGCATGCGGAATATGTCTCTTCCGGCTCTGGATGATCAGCCAGGGCAATGCGAGAGCCTGATAGGTGATGGTTGTGCCTTCGGAGTTGACCGTCTTTTCACGCTTAATCCACTTCAGCATCGCCGTCCTCCTTCCCCTGTTCCGCTTCCCATGCTCTGATCCGGTTGATGATCGTCTGATCCGTTACCCCGAATTCGATGCCGATCTTTTCGAATGTCCATCCCGCCTTCCTTAATGCCAGCACCTTCGGCATGTCGATATCCCGCTTAGCGGTGGTCTTCTTGACCTTGACCGGCGGCTTGCTGTTGACCGCTGCCCTCGTGGCCTTATCGACCAGATCAAAGCAGTCTAAGCACAACTCCGCACCGAACTCATAATCGACAGGATCACCGGTCTCCGGATCAATCGTCCTGTAGCCGATCTGCACCACGTTCGGGGCTTCCTTGCCGCACCGGTCGCAGTAATACGTGATCTTACGCATTCTCGGCCTCCTCCACGATCGAGACCTTCGGATCAAGGATCTCATCCACCTCCATGTCCAGGACGGCTGTGGCCTCGATTGCCGCCAGGAGAGACAGAACCTCTTCCAAATCTACCCGTGCGCTGTACCCGAGGAGCTTCTTCTGCTCCGCTGCCTTCTGGATTAACTTCGCTTTGAATCTTGCGATGATGTAACGTTCGTCGTTCATTGAAAAACCTCCTTTTGTTGTTGGTGTATCTACCTACACCGTTGTAAAAAAAATATCTTCCCGCTGCTTCTTAGTAAGGCCTAACACCTTACTGATCGCAACCACCTCACGAAGCTTCCATCCCGGCCCGATGCCATTCAGGAGTTCGTGAAGCCTTTTGTCGGTGACCCCCATCTGGGAAGCGATGAAGGTCCTCTTCATGCCTCTCTCATCGATGAGCGTCTTTAGCATCTGATAATTTGCCATTGTACCTCCTTTCGATTTAGTCCTCCATGTAGACATATCTGCCTACACGCAAGAGTATACTCGTTGTAGATACATTTGTCAACAACTTTAGTAAAAAAATTTTCCTCTGCGTCTGTTTTTTTTTCGTATAGGTTGATTTATTTTTCTACATGTGGTATTTTACTGGCAGGAGGACAAGATCATGAAAGAAATAGCTGACAGGATTCGGAAGGTAAGACTTGAGCGTGGAATGACCCAGCAAGAGCTTGCTGATGCCATTGGCCTTAAGAGCAGATCTTCTATAAATAAGATTGAAATGAACACTTACGAGCCTGGCCTTGAGCAGATCAAGAGAATAGCCAGGGCATTAAACTGCGACCCTGACTATCTCGTGTTTGGCCAGGAAAATGATGTAGATGAAGAGATCAAGCGTCTGATGAGCCGTTTGAGTGCTGAGAAGAAGGCAGAGGCCCTCCAGCATCTCCGGCAATTAGCCTCAGAAGACTAAGGAATTCTTTTTTCTGATCAAAGCTTAACTGCGACAGGAGCATATCAAGTTCAGTATTCATTAGCACCACCTCCTTACAGGTGGAATGATACTCGAACATGTGTACGAAAAAACGGACTCAATGGAGGGAATTATGGGATTATTTAAGAAAGCGTTGCTGAAGGTCACCGGATACAAGGAGATCGAGTTTAATGTTGCCGGTGTGTCGTTTAAGAACGGAAGGAAGACAAGACAGGCCCTGATCCGGGCGATTAAGTTCAAAGATCCTCCGTACCACAAGGAAGTGAATATCACTCTGGAGCGGTACGACTACGAAGGAAGCCTGGCTATCGGAGTATATGCCAACGGTGAACAGCTGGGTAATGTTCCGGCGGATCGTGTCGCCGAAGTAGACGCAGCATGGAAGAACCGGTACACCATCACGCACTATGAAGTGCTTGGATCCGGAGAGTCTGCCCCGTTCGGCTTCAAAGTCAGAATCCTCTTCGAATGACCTAATATGGGGCCCGGCAGGACAAATTCAAGCGACCTCCGCAGAAACGCTGAAAACCCTTGTTCTGACCGGGTTCCAGCCTTATAGACCATCTTATCATATCTGCAATTCAAGCGGCCGTACGCCCCAATTTCCGCATTTCCGAGCAACAAAAAAAGGCCCAGGCATTAGTCCAGACCTTATTTCGTATCGGAGCGACAAGAATCGAACTTGCGGCCTCTTGAACCCCATGGGAGAACTTATGAAAATTGAGTATACTTTGTTAGAAGCGTTCCAGGCATTCATCCTGGATAAACGTGCCGCCGGCCTTGCTGAGAAGACGCTGGAATCGTACATTTTCCACTTCCAGTCGGTCGCGAAATATTTGGATCCAGACACCCCGCTGCCGGAGATCACGGATGCCAGGATAAAGGAAGTGGTCAATTGTCTGGTTAAGGCAGACCTCTCGAAGAACACCGTCCGGAGTTACACAGCCACCCTCAAGACCTTCTTTTCGTGGTGCCGATCGGAGGGCCTGTCGGAGGTTAACGTGAAGCTGTACAAGGGCGAGGAATCCGTGCCGGAGACCTATACTAAGGAAGAGCTGCATAAACTGCTCCGGAAGCCGAACCTTCAGAAGTGTGAATTCGGAGAGTATCGGAATTGGGTGATCATTAACCTTCTGGTCAACAACGGCATCCGGGCCGCCACCGTCAGATCTATCCAGAACCGGGATGTCATGCTGGAAGCCTCCGTGATCATGTGCAGGCACACGAAGCGGAGAATTGCCCAGGCTATCCCGCTCTCTCCGTCCCTGATCAGGATTCTGTCGCAGTATATGCACATAAGGAAGGGAAAGCCGGAGGATTATCTATTCCCGAACCTCACCGGGGAGCAGCTGACGGAATCGGCACTCCGGCACACGATCATGCGATACAATAAGGCCAGAGGCGTGCAGAAGACTTCAATCCACATGTTCCGGCACACGTTCGCCCGGATGTACCTGGTGGAATGCGGTGGTGATGCTCTGAAGTTGCAGAAACTGTTGGGCCATACCACCTTACAGATGACGCAGCATTACGTGAGGTTGTTCGACACGGATCTGGTGAAGGATTTCCAGGACCACTCACCTCTGGAAGCGTTGCAGCCGCAGCGGATCGTGCTCAGGAAAAAGGCAAAAAAATAAGCCCCAGGCGAACGACATAGTCCGTATTCTATGCCGCCGCCCGAGGAGGTTCTTTATCTGATAAACCGGGAAGAAAGTTGAAAAGACCCGGAGTATCGTCACTTTATGAATTTTGAAGACGAGAAGCCGTAGCCGTCACCGAAGCGGATGTAATACCAGTCTGCTCCGTTGGCGGCCTTCTTTGTATCACACACGACCACTTCTTCGCCGGTGTGGAGCACTCCGATCTGACGGAACTTCGCTCCCGGATTCGTCCGAACGTAGACATCACCGATGACCTTCATGGTTTTGATGGGAGTCTTCCGGAGCACGAACTGCTTCAGGATGTAACCGACATGCTTCTCTGCGATGCGGATCTTGAAGAAGGCCCCGTCTTCCCCGATCACTCCGAAGAGGTTGCCGGTCCCGAGGGTAGGCCACGTGCAACGCTTATCATTCTCCTCGGGTCCGGCATAAACCGGCACGAACTGGGCTCCGTAGCACTCCCCAACCCATTCCGGGTAGTCATTCTCGTTGCCTTCTACCACCATCACGACATGACCTGTTTTCAGCACGATATCGCCCTTTTTAAGGGTCATGCCTTTGGTGTATGGGATGATGTCGAAACACCCGGTCTTGACCATATAGTCATGCATATTCCATGTGAAAAAGGCTTTCGGTACGTTGATTCCGGCGGCAACAAGAAGAGTCATGACCATCGAAGAGCAGTCAAAAGCACAGGGCGTGGTGACGGCGGCAAAGTCAAAATTGACCTTAAGCGACTCATCAAACCCTGAATACCGATTATCCTGTCCGTAACCGAAAGCGTCATTCTTTGCGATGGCTTCCGCATTCTTTGCCATATGCTTAGCAATTGCCGGTTCCTTGGCCCGGTAGAC